ATTACACATCACACAGTGCGAGTGAAAGTGGATTTCCAAATGGCCAATCAATATTCTCAAGATGTAAATTACGCTGTGAAAACGTTCACGCAGGCTGGTTCCATTGCGTACAATGCTACTAATGGTTCCCTTGGTGCGGTTTCCTCGTCTATACTGAAGAGTGCGTTGACCCTTGGAAAGTATTATCTGTCCCCGAGCGAAGAGGTTGCGGTTATGTCGGCGATACAAAACCGTTTGGTTATATATCAACCTAATGCAGGAACGCGCGATGTCTCTCACGCCCACCTGAAATATATTGCCGAGTATGCACAGGGCTTCATTACATCGATGGATTTCACGGGTTTGAGAGTGAAATTGGTCGGTCCGAAGTTCGATAAGACAGAAGTGTCGTGTTTTCAGGATGCGGAGAATCTGCATTTTTGTACACTTCAACCTAAGTCGACCGATGAGTTTCGGTATAAGTCGTCGAAGAGAGCTCTTGAGAGGAAGTTGAGGGACGCTGAGACGGAGCTGTTGGTTTTGAATGCGGTCGTCGAACAGACGAAGAAGGTGATTACTGGCATTTCGGTTGCTCATTCGAATGCCACGGTGGAAGATCTCACTTTGAAGCTGGAGAAGTTGCAAGAGGTGCAAGATAAGGTGGATTCTGTCGAGGAACGGGTTGCACTATATACGAAGTTGAATAAGGCGCTTTCAACTGAGGTGACCGTGACGAAGGAGTTGTGCACGGTCGGAGTTGAGAAATGCACCGCAGATGCCGATGTGGCGATATTGTTTGATTCAATTTACGATGTCGATATCCCTGCGATGTTATCTCGGTTAAAGAGATGTGGTGCTGAGGAGGTGTATGCGACGGTGATTCTTCCGTTTGGGCTGAGGTATGTCGATTCTTACTACTCACCCGAACTTGATGTTCATTTTGTGGCTTCGAAGAAGGAGACCCCTATGCATTCGAAGATTTTGGGTGGTCTCGCGGCGGATGTCGTTTGTAATTCGTTCCCTGGGGGTATGTTGCTCAAGAGTTTTTTGAAAGATTGGTCTTGTGATCGTACCTCGAGGATTCCCGACGGTTTTATGATGTTTCATGGCTCGGATCAGTGCGATGGTTATACGCACATGAATTCGAGTTTGATGTCGATGTTGTATTCACCGTTTGTGGTGCACGAAGACGAGTTGTATAGGTTCGAGATTATGAAGAGTTTTGGCGAGGTTTGTGTTGTTCGTTTCGTTGCGATGGGGGCAGCCCGTCTTGTCAAACACGTTCGGAAGGCGATGCCGGCGAAGTTCAACGGGTATTCGGTGATTTACAATCCATTGTTGTATTTTGACGCTTGGCCGAAATTCGAGT